ACAATAAAAAGATTCATGCGTAAAGTAAAGAAATCTGGTATTGCTGATGAGTTTCGAAAGAGGCGTTTTTTCGAAAAGCCTTCAATTAAGAAGCGAAGAAAATCGAAACAAAGGGAAGCAAGACTACGCAAGCTACAAGCAAAAGGGCAAATTTAATCACCTATTTTAAAATGGGGGTTTTACTCTTTTTTTATACTATTTATTGATGAACGATTATTATGAGGATTTTTTTATGTCATCTTTACTTGATGAGGCAATTGTAGATGCAAAAGCTCTAAGAGAGGCAGTTCTGAAGAGTGCAGAGGCTTCTCTTTTAGAGACATACGCCCCCAAGATACAAGAAGCAGTAGAGCAAATGCTGGAGCAGGAAGATCCTCTTGCAGACCCTATGGCAATGGAACCTATGGCAAGCCCTCCCCAAGATGAGGAGGGTGAAGAGACAGAGGCCATGTTCGACCCTAAGGAAGACGAAGTGATGCCTGACGAGTTGGGCGAAGCAGCTTTTGATCCTGACGAAGAAGAAATAAGATTTGAAATCTCTGCTGGCGAACTGAAGGAGATGATGGAGTCAGCCTTGAGAGAAGTAGGGGAAGAAGATGGTGGTGAAGATAATGAATACGAATTCACTGCGGCCATAGATAAAACACTTGAAGACATGGGCAAGGGCTTGCCAGACCCTCTGGCAGAGTCAGAATCAGAGTTTGAAATTAACGAGGAGCTTATTCAAATCTTTGAACAAGAAGCTCCCAGCGGTACCACCGAGGATTATCGCACATGGTCCACCAGGGATCGCGCAGTGCCGATTTGTCGTGATATGCACGGTCTAGATGTTAAAGAGACCAAGGACCGAACTGGCCGGGACGTATGGACGTGCGATCCGTCTAAACCAATCGACACAGGGGACACAGGGGACACAGGCTCTCCAGAAGAATTGCCCAAAGATTTGCAAATCAAGGTTTATAAAGAAGGGCAATTAGACGAGCTAAATATCGAAGAAATTGTTGAAAGTCTTGTTGTTGATCTAATGCCAACAAAGAGCGGTTGGGCAGGCACACCAGAGTCTGTCATGCAGCACAATGAAGAGCTTGCAGCCGCTATGGCAGAGTCCGACGAGTACAAAGAACAAAAAAAAGAACTTTTAAAGGTTGGTAGGGAACTAGCTGAGTCTAACAAGAAGTTCCAAACTGTCAACTCTAAGTTGATGGAAACTGTTGAGACTCTCAAGCAGAAGCTTGATGAAGTTAACCTTGCTAACGCAAAACTACTTTATACGAACCGTATTTTGAGAAAGTCCTCCCTGAATGAGCGACAAAAGGAGACAATTGTCGAAGCTCTCTCTAATGCAGGTTCGGTAAACGAGGCGAAGGTTATTTTTGAAACCCTTCAAAGCGCGGTGGGTACATCTCAAAAGAGAAGTCCGCAATCACTAAGCGAAGCAGTTTCTAGACCTAGCACAATGTTACCGAGAAAGAAAGAACAAAATACTGATATCAATCCGTTCGCGGAAAGAATGAGAATTTTGGCAGGCATAAAAAATAAATAATTTAGGAGGATTTTAACATGTCTATTTTACAGAAATTGACTGAAGGCATCGTTAACCGCGACCTTGCAAAGGAAGGCGCGGCACTTCAGTCCAAGTGGGAGAGAACTGGTCTTTTGGAGGGCCTTACGGATGACCGTGAGCGTGCTTCCATGTCACGTTTGCTTGAGAATCAAGCTAAGGAGCTTCTTCGTGAGGTCTCCACTATGGCAGCTGGCGATGTTGAGGGCTTCGCTGCTGTAGCATTCCCTATCGTTCGTCGCGTGTTCGGTGGTCTTTTGGCCAACGACCTCGTTAGCGTTCAGCCGATGAGCTTGCCTTCGGGTCTCATCTTCTTCCTGGACTTTACCTATGCAAACGCACGTCATGGTCTTGAGACTTCTGGCTCTTCACTGTACGGTGGGGGCGTTGTTGGTAAGGGCATCCAGACGGGTGTCACTGACATCACTGAAGAGGGTGGTGGTTTCTACAACCTCGCTATGGCTTACTCTTCGCCAACTGGTTCTATTGCATTGGGTGATAACGGTACAACGAATGTTATCTCTGGTCCAATGGCCGATAACACCATCACTGACAAAGACGCCGCTGGTGTTTTAGGTGCTATTGGAGCTACGCCTGTTGCAGTTAGCGCTCTGACAGAAGCACAGAAAAAGCAGATTCGTTATGACGCTGATATTCTTGGCGGCAACACAAGTCGCAAGATCACTGCTTGTATCGTTAGACTGTCAACAGCCAACATGGCTTTGATTAAGGAGTCTTCGCAAGGACACACTGAAGTTCAGTTGTCTGCTATGAATCTTCTTGATGATGATTTGACCTCTTTGGCTGATGCAACTGGCGATCACACTGTTGTTCGTCGTCTTACCCACTTTGGCATGGCTGATGCGAGTGGTAATATCCTTGATGCAGCGAACCCAGAAGCAACTCTTGGTGATACTACTACACAGCACATCACCTTCTACGTTCTAGAGGGAGACACTGATGGCGATATGACCGCTGATTTTGCAGCTGATGTTACAATCACATTCCCAAGGTTCGACAACTTTGAGGCATCTACTGCTCTCGGCAGTGTTGCGGGTTCCGGTGATTGGCCGCTTGAGCTTGCTGGCAATCAGGCTACTGGCGATGCTGGTGACGGCACTGCTGCTGATGTCATCCCCGAGATCGATATCAAGGTGGATAGTATCGCTGTGACGGCTGTAACCAAGAAGCTCAAGGCCAAGTGGTCACCTGAGCTTGGCCAGGACCTTAACGCGTACCACAACCTTGACGCTGAGGTTGAGCTTACCTCGATCCTCTCCGAGCAGATTGCTCTTGAGATCGACCGTGAGATCGTGAACGATCTTATTCAGGGTGCTACCGCTGGTACGTACTACTGGTCGCGCTCTCCTGGCCTCTTTGTGAACCGCGCTACGGGTGCTGAGCTTGGTGCTACGGCAGCTGCTCCTGACTTCACTGGTACGGTTTCCGAGTGGTACGAGACCCTCATTGAGACCATCAACGATGTGTCCGCTCAGATCCATCGTAAGACGCTACGTGGCGGTGCAAACTTCCTCGTTACGTCTCCAGAGGTTGCTAACATCCTTGAGTTCACATCCGGCTTCCGCGCAAGCGTTACCGCTGATGCTGACCGTGGCACTGTTGGCGCTGTCAACGTTGGTTCCGTTTCGAAGAAGTTCGACGTTTACGTCGATCCTTACTTCCCACGTAACCTCATCCTCGTTGGTCGCAAGGGCTCCAGCTTCCTTGAGTCTGGCTACGTGTACGCTCCATACGTACCGCTCCAGGTGACGCCAACTATCTTTGGCACAGAGGACTTCGTACCTCGCAAGGGCGTCATGACACGCTACGCCAAGAAGATGGTACGTCCTGATATGTACGGCCTCGTTGTTGTCCGTGGTCTCCTCGGTGAGTCTGGCGCAAGCTGATAAGACCTAAAGTCTAAAAAGACTTGAGCCCTGCCCATAAAAAGGCAGGGCTTTTTTTTCTTTTACTTTTGTAACATACTATTTATAAGTGTGAATAGGGCAGGATGCCCCTTAAGACTATAATAATAGGAGATATAATTATGGCTAAATCAGGAAGAGCATTTGCCGATAGAAAGAAGATTCAGGCTATTGCAGCTGCAGAGACTTTGAGTGTAACAGTCGCTGATTGTGGAACTGTTTTTACATGCGCAGGCGGGAATGGAGTTTCTGCTATAACTTTGCCAACTATTGCTGACGCCGGTCCTGGGTGGTGGTGCAAGTTTGTCCTTATCGCTGACCAGGGGACTGGGGCCGTTACTGTCTCCGCCGCCAGTGGAGACGAGGATACAATTGTGGCAGCCAACTACGGTGGACTAGGAGACAGCACCAACGCTGATAACGTGGGCAGCGATGCGGCAGCCGATTCGGTGACTTTCGTAGCATCTAAGGCTCTAGCTGGAGACAGCCTTGAATTCATCTGCACTGGCAGCAAGTGGCTATTGCAGGCGTTCAGCACCGATGGTGATGCAGCGATTACCCTAGCTAGCTGATCTGCTCAAAAGCTAGAAAAACCCCCCTTCCATCCGGTTGGGGGTTTTTTATTTATGAAACTAGTTACTATGTCCAAAAGGAGTTATCATGGGCAAGAAAAAGAGAATGAGGAACTATCCTCAAAAGTTTGGTAGAAAGTATGCTTCACATCCATATGCAAGAGCACTTGCTAAGCTTGAAGAAATAAAAGAAGAAGCTATGGCCGATGGAGTTATTACCGCAGCAGAAGAGCTTGAGATTGCGGCGGCAGAGGCTGAGGTTGAATCCTTGGCCTCTGTTTTAAACGATGTGCCTGAGGAGGTAACTCCAGAACCGGCTGTCGAACCAGAGCCAGAACATTTGGTAGTTGACCCAGAGCATGTTGCGGAAGAGATAACACCAGAGCCAGAGCCTGTTGTAATTGAGCCCGACCCCGCTCCAGCGCCTAAGCGCAAGCCAAGAGCTAAGCGCAAGCCTAGAAAGACGACTACCTCAAAGAAGCTTGAGGTCCCTGCTCAATCAGAATAATAGTAGCTATATGGGGTTTTACTATAAACAAACTAATTACTATGTATTAGGAGAACCCCTCTATGGCACTTCCCAATCTCACACCAGCTAGCACCTCTAGTAAGGTTATCCTCCCGTCTACAGGAAGCACCATCACGACAGCAGATGGTGCTGGTAATTCAACGAATTATCCAATTGGCCTTTACACAACGGGAGGAGACCTATATGATGAAAACTTTATTTCAGGTGCTGCAGATCAAGTAGCTTATGTCTACAAGAAGCTTGGTGGTGATGTTCTAGATATCGAGCTAACTACAGCAAATGTATATTCCGCTTATGAAGAAGCGGTATTAGAGTATTCATACCAGATTAACTTACACCAATCAAAGAATGCTCTTCCAAGTGTATTGGGACAAGCTACTGCTTCTTTCGATCATGAAGGACAGATGACTGGTGGAGACGCTAGCGCAAGCTATGGTTCTAAGATAAATCTTAAGTATCCCAGATTTCGTTTTGATTATGCTAGAAAGGTCGGAGAGGGCCTGGCAGAATACGCTGGATTTGGAGGAAACCTAACAGAGTATTCTGCTTCTTTCAACACGGTCTTAGGACAGCCAACATATGATTTACAAAACATTATTTCTGGTGCTTCCGATACTGGTCTAGACGCTGGTACTGGTAACGCTGTAGACTTTAGTGGTCTGGTAGGTAACAATAAAGTACGCATTACAAGGGTCTACTACAAGACGCCAGCAGCTATGTGGAGATTCTTTGGATACTATGGTGGCATTAATGTTATCGGTAATATGATGACATACGGCCAGTTTGCAGATGATTCAACATTTGAGATTATTCCTGCATGGCAGAATAAGATGCAGGCGATGGCGTATGAGGATCATATCTACACAAGAACTTCTCATTACTCCTACGAGATTATAAACAATAAACTTACTCTTTATCCTCCACCAGACAATAGAATCACAGACAGATTCTTTGTTAAGTTTACGGTTGAGAGAAATGCTTGGGAGGAAGATGGCACAACAGAGACTGGTATCAACGGTATTAACAATATTAACTCTCTGCCATTTGATAACATTGGCTACTCAAGTATCAATGCTATTGGAAAACATTGGATTAGGAGATACGCATTATCCCTGAGCAAAGAAATGCTTGGACAAATCAGAGGAAAGTTTAATGGTAATATTCCGATCCCTGGGGACAATGTAACTCTAAACTCTAGCGATCTTCTGTCTCAGGCTGCTACTGAAAAGACAGCTTTAGTAGATGAACTAAAGAAGATCCTAGATGAGACCACTTACCTCCAGATTGTAAAAAATGATGCAGAGCTTATGGATGCAACAGAGAAGATATCTCAGAAAGTTCCTTCACCAATCTTTGTAGGATAACTAAATGGCAAACAAATGGACACAACCTGATGCTCCGCCTCCTCCACTCTTCACTGGTGCGAAGGAGCGAGATCTCGTTAAGCAAGTTAACGATGAGATTATTGAAAGAGTTGTGGGCCAAACAATTGCTTACTATCCAATTGATTTAGAATCAACTTACTTTCACGATTTGTACGGAGAAGCAATACAAAAGACTTTCTTGCCACCTATAGCAGTTAAAGCTCTAATTGAGTACGAAGGTTTAAAGACCGAATATGGTAAAAATATTGGTTTAGATAAAACTCAATCTTTGACTATTCATTTTCACAAAAGAAGACTGACAGAAGACCAGAATCTTTTTATTAGAGAAGGCGATTTTGTTTTATATGGAGATTCATTTTACGAGATCGTTTCTCTCTCAGAGCCTAAATTAATATATGGTCAAATAGATCATAAGCTTGAAATATCAGCTAAATGTTTAAGAGCAAGAGAGGGTTTATTCGATGGCACCTGATCGCAAATATACAAAAATACAAAATGCAAATCAAATATTAAAAGAAGTTTCTTTTATGCCATCTACAATAGAAACTATAGATGTAGCTTTTTATAATTTTATAAACGACACGTTAAACTTATCAGCCCAAACAAATAAAGGCTGGGAAAAGGTCCCGGTGCTATGGGTTTCAGCCGAGAGAGCTTTGCAAATCAAGCGGGACAAGGGCCTAAGGGATTCTCACGGAGTATTAAAGCTTCCAATTATCACTATTGAACGAGCAGGAATGTCTAAAGATCCAAACTTCAAAGGAGTCGCCTGGTCTCACATTCCAGAGTTTAATGATGAGCGTGGTGGCGCTCTTGTTGTTGCGAGAAGAATAAAACAAGACAAGACTTCTAATTTTATAAATGCCGATACTGCAAGATTAGAGGGTTCGATGAGCGCAGCAGATGTTGGAGTTGGACAACAGAATTTTCCTTCTAGCGCAACAGCCAAAGTTGTTTATGAAACAGTCTCTGTCCCGGTTCCAACTTATGTGACTGTCAATTACAATGTATCATTGAGAACAGAGTATCAACAGCAAATAAATGAACTTGTTACGCCATTTATTACAAAAACAGGTCAAATTAGGGCTTTCTTAATGAAGCACGAGGGCCATACATTTGAGGGTTTTATAGAAGGGGATTTCACACAAACAAGCAATGTTACTCAACTCAATGAAGAAGAGAGAATGTATGAGACAAACATAAAGATTAAAGTTCTTGGCTATTTAATTGGCGAAGGCTCTAATAGGGATAGGCCAAAACTTTCTGTGAGAGAAAATGCAGTAGAAGTTAAAATACCGAGAGAAAGAGTCATTGTCGGTGACATCCCAGACTTTGATTCTAGCCGTTCTATCGCCCTCTTTTATAAAGAGTAAAATAGTGCTTTGCGTTTTTAAAATACTATTTATTACGTGAATATATCTATTTAGGAGACTACACCCTATGGCTGAAAGAAAGTTTAGATTTGTATCCCCTGGCGTGTTCATTAACGAGGTTGACAATTCTCAACTTCCTAATGACTTACCAGACGTTGGACCAATCATTATTGGCAGAGCAGAGCACGGACCTGCGATGCGTCCTATTAGAATAAACTCTCCATCAGAGTTTATTGAGTTTTATGGTAATCCTATTCCTGGCGGTCGTGGGGATGATGTCTGGCGCGATGGAAACTATATTGGCCCAACATATGGGCCTTACGCAGCCATGGCCTATTTGAGATCTGGGGTAGGCCCAGTCAACTATGTTAGACTTTTGGGAACAGACAGTTCTACAGCTACGGGCAACGGATTAGCGGGATGGAGCACCGGAGGCGGCGCTTCTGATGCAATGTCTACGAATAAGACAGCACTTGGAATGTTTATCTTTAACTCCTCTTCGACTAACATGTATGATGCTGATATTGGATCTGGTAGATTGGCTGCTGTCTTCTATACAAACGGTGCTACGGTTGGCCTGAGTGGAGCAAACGGCCTTGGGACAGCAGAGGATGCTGGTACCCTTGGACTCTTCGCTTCAACAGGAGATTCTCTTGAATTCACTGCGGTCGTGTCAGGGAGTGGTAATACAGAGTATAAAACCACATTCAATTTTGATAGAAACTCTTCTAAGTACATTAGAAAAGTATTTAACACAAATCCGCAACTTGTACAAAGTGGCAGAGGAGCTACTCATACAAAAGCTTCTGATATTACAAACTTATCAGATAAGTATTGGCTAGGCGAAACATTTGAGCGTTTTGCAACTCTCGACACTGGAGACGGAGGACACATTACCGATAATGGTGCAGGGAGAGTATACGGAATCATTGTTCCATTAGCCACCTCCACAACAGAAGCTTCAAACTTTGCATATCGTAGAAGAGGATTTGAAGATGGACAAACAGGTTTTGTATTCTCCCAAGATACAACAACAACGTATACTGGCTTCGATGCTACTACTAGAACACAATCACTATTTAAAATTAAAGCTCTAAACCATGCTGAATGGGCTTCAAAGAAATTAAAAGTTTCCATAGCTGATATCAAGGCTCCAAGAAATGATATTGATGGGTATGGAACGTTCACAGTAGAGGTTAGACTAGCAGGTGACAGCGATAACGTCCCAGAGATTATTGAACAGTTCACTGCCTGCAATTTGAACCCAGCTTCAGAAAACTATGTGGCAAAGAAGATAGGTGATAAATACTTAGAGTGGAGAGAGACAGAGCGCAGATTAGTTCAGCGTGGCGAGTTTGACAATCAGTCTAAATATGTTTATGTTGAGATGAATCAATTGGTCTCGGATGGCCAAGCTAATCGAGCCCTTGTTCCGTTTGGTTTCTATGGTCCAGTGAAGCCAAAGAACTTCTCTGTTTTCTCAGGCAGTGTTCACACATTCTTGAGTGGCGCTGGCGTTACAACCGCTAGCACTACGATCACTACTTTTGCAACTGGTACTCTCAACGTGACTGGCGGGTTTGGTGCTGATGCAATAAGCACAACTGGATTTATGCAAGAAATAGCTGACGGTTCGGGTAACGAATTTACAGCATCATTCCAATTCCCGTCTATCGCCTTGCGAGATAACGCAACTGATGGAGGTATCACAGATCCTACTAGAGCTTATTTTGGCATCCAGACTACAACTGCTAAGACTTCTACTAGATTTGATCCAGGCTATGCCGACTATGTAAGAGGAGCGCCGGGCGATACTGGAGTGTTTGTGCCGGGAACTAGCTTTGATTATTCTTTTGTCTTCACTCTTGACGATATAAGTGGTAGTGGTGTTTATGTCTCTGGCTCTAGAGCAGCGGGCACTTCAATCTCTGCTGTTAATAGTTCTCATACCAATACGCTAAACGCTGGCTACAACAGCTTCACTATGCCAATCTGGGGAGGCTTTGACGGAGTTGATATCTCGGAGCAGGAGCCTTTTAATAACGAGGCTATTGGACAATTTGCCGCTCAAGATACAAGCTATGCTTACAATACTGTAAAGAGAGCGCTTGACACTGTTGCGGATCCTGAGTTTGTGGAAGCTAACCTGATTTCCGTTCCAGGTGTAACACAGCCCGTTATTACCGACCACGTTATTTCCGTGGCAGAAAGCCGTGCAGATTGCCTTGCAGTGGTTGACATCGAGAATGTGTATGTCCCTGCTACCGAGACGATAGACGCTTTTGCCGATAGAGTCAAGTCAGTTTCAGAAGCTGTTACTTCTCTCGAAAACAGAAGAATCAATACGAGCTACGGATGTACATTTTATCCTTGGGTAAGAATTAAAGATGATATCTCTAATGCTTCTTTGTGGGTACCGCCATCTGTCATAGCTATCGGAACCTTTGCTTCTTCAGAGGCAAGAGCAGAACTTTGGTTTGCTCCAGCTGGATTCACACGCGGTGGACTTAGTACAGGTGCCGGGGGATTCCCAGTGCTTTCGACAACCGAAAGGCTGCGCAGAGAAGATAGAGATGATCTTTACGAAGCAAATATTAATCCTATTGCTACATTCCCAAATGAGGGCATCGTTGTATTCGGCCAAAAGACACTCCAAGTAACGCCAAGTGCTTTGGATAGAATTAATGTTCGT